CACCCTAGTGACTGGGATCATCTAGTGATAGGTGGTTCCGGTCTCTTAGGTGGCTAAACTTCCCAACCATGGCATCTTAAAGACTCCTTAGGAGCTTTTGATGATAAATCATGATTCAGGAAATTCGGGAGTGGTTTCGGAGCCACTCGGCCGCGATTCTCTTGACTACCGTAGCTCTTCAGAATTCGCACCTTTTGGGTTCGAAGGCCGAAGCAGTACTTGCGGTCGTCTCGGGAGTCTTCAACGCGCTGGCTGGAAACTAATCTGTCTTCAGCCTAGGGAGCAACTTGATCTCCTTCGAGCTTCTTCTAATATCGTCTGGCGCCCTCTGGATCGGCTGAAGCCGACCCAGGGAGTTCCAGTTCACGCCATCTTTTTTAGAGGGTGTGAGATATTTGGGGCTCGTTTTCTTGGGGGGGGTCGTAAAGACTTTTTCCAAGAGAAGTTTCAAGTTGTCTTCCGCGCCCTCGTGACAGATAATAGGGCTCGCTTCCTCTCTGAGGAGGCCTCCTATTATCTTAACGATTACTTTGGGGTCGTTCCTACGGCTCCTCGACTTGGTGTTTTAACTCCAGGTAGGGGTGCCTCGGACGGATATATCTCTCTCTTACGAGCGGGATGTATCTTTAAAACCCTTGGGTTTTAGGGCTTTTCGCTTTGAAGGAGGGCTATCATGGGTTTAACCCCTGACGCTCTTTATTCCTCCGTATTTAGCGACGTTCAGTATCTTTTGCCTTTCGGCCCAGTAGGCCTTGGCGAGATACCTCCAGACGCTACCTATAAGCAATTCGCGGCGGCTCATCTCTTGGCGAATGTGAGGAAGAAGTTCCTCGCTGACGTCTCGAGTGATGCTGACGATGTTGCCCTTGGGAAGTTCATTGCATCAAATAAAAAGTGCAATGACTGGAAGTTGCCAGACTGTTCTATGATTGATCATTGGCTTCTTTGCGAGTTTCGCAAGGAAATCGATGATTTCTTTCACCCAGCTGGCGAGCTCCTATTCTCTTCTTATTTTGACATTGTCGAAAGAGGAAGGGTAGGTCCTGGTGCTGCAGTCTTGAGCCGAGGTGGCAGTTTATATGCCAAACTCTTCTCATCACCGCTCACCACTACGTCGCAAGATCTGAACTCCGTGTTCAGCAACTACTTTGAGTGGTACCCAGTTTTCTCCGAGGCGCTTGCCGAGCGCCAGAGGAAATATGGGGCTGCCAAGGTAGTTGACGGTAGTCAGGTTCGCTTCGTCCCTAAAACGTCGGACTGTAGCCGCATGATATGTGTCGAACCCTCTCTGAATATGTTTTTTCAGTTAGGGGTCGGCGCAATTCTTGAAGACCGCCTCAAGAGTCACTTTAATGTGTCTATTGCGGACCAGCCTTTC